GGCCTGCATCGACTCCGGTGGTCACCATACGCAGAAGGTGTACGAGTTCGCGAAGGCGCGGCTCGGGCGTCGCATCTGGGCGATCAAAGGCGAGTCGGCGCGCGGCGGCGCGCGGTCACCTGTCTGGCCGACGAAGCGGCCGTCGTCGCGAACGAAATCGACGTTCCGGCCGGTCATCATCGGCGTGAACGCGGCGAAAGACGTGATACGCGAGCGGTTGCGGCGGGATCCCGAAGACAACGACGGGGCGCTGACGTACCCAGCCGGCTATATGCACTTCCCGACGGACCGGGACATCAACTACTTCGCGCAGCTTATCTCGGAGCGCTCGGTGACGAAGTTCGCAAATGGGCAGAAGTTCCGTGTGTGGGAACTGCCGCCCGGGCGCGCGAACGAAGCGCTCGACATTCGGGTGTACGGATATGCAGCGCTTTGCGGCCTCATGCATATGGGCCTGAAGTTGAACCGGCGCGTCGAAGCCGTGCAGGCCGATCCAAGCGATCTCGTGCCGCCTGCTCCAGAGACGCGGCAGGAGGTCGAGCTCGATGTCGTGAGCGCGGCGCGGCCGGTACGCCCGGACGGACCGATCATCAAACAGGCACAGCCTGAGAAACGCTCTCGGATTCGGCGGCTCGCCGGCTGAAGCATAGGAGAAGAATTTTGCGATGCTTTGACCCGAGCCGCAGCTTATTGGCTGGTATGGATCAGACGGCGCTGCGGCAGTCACTTGCCAATGCGCAGCAGATCTACATCCAGTTGTCGACCGGCGCGCAGGGCGAGTCTTACTCATACACGCAGGGAGACGGCACAAGGTCGGTGACGTACACGCGCGCAAACCTCGCGGAACTGGCCGCAGCGATCCAGTTGATGCAGGCGCAGCTTGGCATCGTCGACTCGCCTCGCAGAGCAAACCGAATCACCTTCACACGGCGATAACGCATGGAATCGAACGTACAGCTACTTGGTCCGGACGGGAAGCCGCTGCCGGAGCGCAAGAGCCGTGCGCTCGCGCTGAACGGCAGTTATAGCGGATACGGCAGCACCAGCGCATTCGATGCGGCGGACATGTCCAGCCAGCATATGCGCGACTGGAATCCGGTGCTCTGGTCACCGGATGGCGAGCTCAACCCGTATCGAGACCGCATCGTGTCGCGCGTGCGCGATCTGGTGCGCAACGACGGGTGGGCATCTGCGGCGGTCACGCGCACGCTCGACAACGTGATCGGCGCGGACTTCCGGCCGATCTCGAAGCCGGATTACCGCGCGCTCGCAGCGATGACAGCCAATAAGAAGTTCGATCACGTTTGGGCAGACGAGTTTGGCCGTGCGCTCGAGGCGGGTTGGCGCACGTGGTCGGAAGATCCGGCGCATTTCTGTGACGCTCAGCGCAAGCTGACGATTCCGCAGATGATGCGCTTGGCCTTCCGCCACAAGATCGTCGACGGCGACGCGCTCGCCATCCTCCAGTGGATGCCCGAGCGGCTGCCGCGCGGCGCGCGCTACGCGACCGTGCTGCAACTGATCGACCCGGACCGCCTCTCGAACCCGCAGCAGAATTTCGACCGCCAGACGATGCGCGGCGGCGTTGAGGTGGACGAATACGGCGCGCCCGTCGCTTATCACATCCGCAAGGCGCATCAAGGCGACTGGTTCAGTGGCGGAAAGCAGGTGACGTGGGAGCGGATCGCCGCCGAAACCGATTGGGGTCGGCCGATCGTCGTCCATGACTACGACTTCGACCGGGCGTCGCAGCATCGCGGTGGCGCGGGCATCCTGACGCCTGTGCTACAGCGGCTGAAGATGCTGATCAAGTACGACGGCACCGAGCTCGACGCAGCGATCATCAATGCGATCTTCGGCGCTTACGTCACGAGCCCGTTCGACAAGCAGCTCGTCACCGAGGCTCTTGGCGATGGTGAAGAGGCGGTCGAAGGATACAACGGCTATCAGGACGCCCGAACTGAGTTCCACGACAAGACGGATCTCCGTCTTGGCGGCGCGCGATTGCCGATCCTATTCCCTGGCGAGACGATCAACACGGTGTCGGCGACTCGCCCCGCTGGAAACTTCGCCGAGTTCGAGAACGCCATGCTGCGCAATGTCGCGGCGGGCACCGGCATGTCGGCGCAGCAGATCACGCAGAACTGGGCGGATGTGAACTACTCCTCATACCGCGCTGCTGCGCTCGAGGCGTGGAAGACGTTCGATCGGCGCCGCAGCGACTTCGGTCGAGGATTCGGGCAGCCGATTCTTTGCGCGATGGTCGAGGAAATGATGGACATCGGCGAGCTTCCGCTTCCGTCGGGAGCGCCCGAGTTCGCGATGGCACGCGCAGCATATACCCGTGCGTGGTGGATCGGTCCGGGCCGGGGATATGTCGATCCGATGAAAGAACGTCAGGGTGCGGCGCTCGGAATCGAGTCGGGGCTGTCGACGCTCGAAGACGAATCGGCCCAGCTGTCGGGCAACGATTGGCGCGACAACATCGACCAGCGCGCAATCGAGATCCAGTATTTCAAGGATCGCGGAATTCCTCTTCCCTCGACGCTGAAAGACGACGCGACGGCGGACGAGGTCACACAGGAACCCAAGGCTCAATGAACAACCTTCTCCCACGACTGGCGACGCGGATGTTCAACACGCCCGTCGCCATTCATCCGCGCAAGGCGGAGATCGTGGTGGCTGCGCTCGCGGATCGGCTTGGCATTGGCGGCATGGTGAGGCTCGACGGGACGGGCATCGTCCCGATGGCGATGGAAGACGACGAGTATGGCTTTGCGGAACCGGGGCGCACGCCGCGCGCCGGGTACGACAACGTCGGCGGCGTTGCGGTCATCGAGGTTCAGGGCACGCTTGTTCAGAAGCTCGGTTCGCTGCGCCCGTACAGCGGCATGTCGGGATACGACGGAATTCGCCAGAATTTGCTGATGGCCCTCGACGACCCCGATGTGCGAGCCATCGCGCTCGACATCGACTCGCCTGGCGGCGAAGTGGCCGGATGCTTCGATCTCGTCGACATGATCCACGGCGCGCGAGGGGTAAAGCCGATCTGGTCGATTCTCAACGAGTCGGCCTACAGCGCTGCGTATGCGATCGCGAGCGCCGCGGATCGCATCATCGTGCCGCGTACCGGCGGCGTTGGAAGCATCGGCGTGATCTGCGCGCACGTGGATCTGTCTGAAGCGCTGTCGAAGGCCGGGATGAAAGTGACGTTCATCACCTACGGGGATTACAAAGCCGACGGCCATTCTGAGATCCCGCTCGCGCCCGATGCGCTGGCGCGCTTCCAGGCGGACATCAACACGATGGGTGAATTGTTCGTTGAAACAGTCGCCCGTAACCGGAATATCGCGGCCGCCACGGTGCGCGATACGCAAGCCGCCACATTCATGGGTGACAAGGGTGTCGCCTTGGGGTTGGCGGATGAAGTGGCGGCGCCCGATGCCGCGTTTCGAGCCCTGATCCAGTCGATCCGGTCTTAAATTTCTTACTCAAGGGAAGCTATCAAATGAAGCTCTCGAAGATCGCGAGCGCGATGCCGTTCGCCCATTTCCTCGGGCTGCCGAGCACGTCCGCATCGTCGCCGAGCGCGGCGGCCCGCGCGGAAGAAGAGGACGATCGCAAGCAGCGCGAAGGCGAATCCGACGACGACTATGCCAAGCGCATGGAAGAGCAGGACAAGAAGGACGAGGAAGCGCGCAAGGCCGAGCAGGACGAGAAAGACAAAGAGGCCAAGCGTGCCGAAGAAAACGACGACGATGTCGACGCCGAAGCGGACGACAAAGACGACAAGGAAGAAGGCAAGCGTGCGGGTCGCGCGCAAGGCGCGCGCCAGCGCGAGCGCGTGCGCTGTGCCGCGATCGTTGCGGCCGGCATCAAGAGCGGCATGGTGAAGCAGGCATGCGCCTTCGCATTCGACACGAACATGTCGGCTGCGCAAGCAATCAACGCGCTTGCGGTCGGGGCTGAAGACCGGCCGGTGGCGACCGTGCCGACACAACGTAAGCCGTCGCTGGATGAGCGTATGTCGCACGCACGCCCGGCGAACCCTGGCGCGACCGCAGCAGCAGCGGCTGAACCATCGCTGGCAGAACGAATTGTTGCGGCAGGCAAGCTGCGCCGCGGCGAGATCTAACCCCTCCCCAAACCCCGGAGAAACTCAGATGGCTTTGACTCCTACCACGGTCGGGGAGAACCCCCAAGTCCCGTCGGCATCCGCACAAACCTTCGTTCCCGATCAGCTTATCGCGGGTCCGAAGCAACTCGTCACCCGCAACGTCACGATCACCGGCGGCCCGTTCGCGCGCGGCACGGTGCTCGGCAAGATCACGGCAAACGGCAAGTACACGGTCGCTCTCTCGGCCTCGTCCGATGGCAGCCAGACGCCGACGGCGATCCTGGCCGATTACGCGGACGGCAGCGGCGGCGATGTGGTCGCGGGCGTGTATCTCGAAGGCGAGTTCAACGTCAACGCGGTCACGCTCGGCACGGGTATCACGTCGACGGCCGCTCAGGACGCGCTGCGTCCGCTGGGCATCCACCTCAAGTCCTCGGTCTCGGCTGCTGACCCGAGCTAAACCCTCAACTGAACTGATGCGAAGGCCCCGCCGCTGAGCGGGGCTTTTTCATTTGGGCCACACACTCGGAGAGAGCAATGCCCGGAAACCTGATTTATGACACGAACACCCTGATCGGGGTTGTGCAGAACCTGAAGATGGCGCAGAGCTGGCTGCTCGACAGGTTCTTCACGAACATGATCGCGGCGGACAGCGAGTTTGTCTCGATCGACGTGGATGTCGGCAAGCGCCGTATGTCCCCGTTCTGCTCGCCGCTCGTCGAAGGCAAACTCGTCGAGAGCCGCCGCTATCAGACGAACACGTTCAAGCCGCCGTACATCAAGGACAAGCGCGCGCCCGATCTGCGCAGGCCGGTCCGTCGCATGATCGGCGAGCGCATCGGCGGCGACTTGACGCCGGAAGTCCGCGAGCAAATGAACCTCGAGTTCGAGCTCAACGACCAGATCGACATGCTGACGCGCCGTATGGAATGGATGGCTGCACAGGTGCTCGTGACGGGGACGCTCACCGTTTCCGGTGAAGGCTTCCCGACGACCGTCATCGACTTCGGTCGCGACGGTTCGCTGACGATCGCGTTGACCGGCGGTGCGCAGTGGACGGCTGCGAACATCACCGCTGGTACGGCAAATCCGACCGGAAACATCGAGACGTGGCAGCAACAGATCCTGAAGTCGTCGGGCGCGGTGGCGACGGACATCATCTTCACCCCGAAGGCGTGGGGCGGGTTCAAGCTCGACCCGACGCTGAAGGGCGCGATCTACTACCCGGCGCTGGGCCAGAATGGCAACGTCGTGAATGTCGGCGCGCAGATCCAGCGTGGCGCCGTCTCGAAGGGCGTGTGGGGCCAGTACAACCTCTGGCTCTACAACGACTGGTACGTCGACGACAACAACGTCGAGCAGCCGATGCTGCCGGACGGCTCTCTGATCATGACGGGCCCCGATCTCGACGGCACGCGTGCGTTCGGTCAAATCATAGACCCGGCGTTCAACTATGCGTCGCTGCCGTTCGCGCCGAAGACGTGGTTGAAGGATGATCCGGCTCAGCGTTTCCTGATGATGCAATCGGCTCCGATCATCATCCCGAGCCGCGTCAACGCTGCGCTCGCCGCGACCGTCGCGTGAGGTGAATGATGGCTGAAAAACTCATCGAAGCAGTCGTCGCGCGCAATCGTACCGTTCACGATCGCATCCTCACCGGCAGCAAAGAAAGCCCCGAAGTCGTTGATGTGATCAAGACGGCTGGTCAGAAAGTGCGCCTGCCGGAATCCGAAGCGGTCCGTCTGCGTGAGCTTGGCTACCTCGTCCCCGAAAAGGTCGAGGAGGTGAAGCTGGAAGGTGCGCAGATCACCGGCGGCCAGGTGTCGATCAACGAGTCGGAGTAATCGATGGACTGGGACGACATCGTCGACGGCAAGATCCTCGGTCCTTTGATGGCGCAGTTCGGGACGGCGATTACCTACATGCCGGGTGACGGTGGCTCGTTCCAGATCACGGGCGCTTACGACAAGGCGTTCTTCGGCGTCGATCCGGTGACTGGGTCGACGGTCGTCACGCAGCAGCCGACGGTCGGGATTCAGCTTTCGCAGTTCCCCATCGAGCCGCAGCAGTACGACACGCTGATGATCAACAAGAC